GAGCAATTTCTGCCACGCCTCTACGTCGCGTCCGCTTGATCCGATTTTGATTGTCGACCGTGTCAACATTTGGGGGCCTCCGCGTACCAACATCGTTAGCTGCGAGTAGTCGGTGTGCCGATCGTCGTGCCGCGTCCCAAGGGTTTGCCACATGCGCCCTTTGGGCGCCATTGTCGACCACCATCCGTAGTTCAGCGCGCGCCCGGGAGCCGCGCCTGCGACCCATTGCTTGCCAGCATTGGCCAATGGCGTCCTGCCATCCCACGAGACGAGTTGGTCGAGTAGCTCCGCGTCGTGCTGACGCGCGTACTCGAGAGACGCCATGTCCGGGCCTGGTGTTTTCAGCACGGGTCTGAGCTTGCGACCGATGCGCCAAAGCTCATCGTGCTCGGCCAGCGTGAGCAGTCGTGCGCCCATCGCCCCAGCCACGGCGAGTGCATCGCGGTAGGTGAGGCGAGCGAATGGCGGATCGCCGCCTGCAACGATTAGCGGCGCGGCAGTGATCTCGAGATCGCCAAACGTGATCCAGCCGCTAGCGTGTAGAGTCGCGTCGTCTGGCGACGTCTGATAGATCACAGTCGTCCCGACGCTCGAGCGGCCGCACGTGCCGCTTTGGCCCTCGCCTCGGCTTGCTCGTAGACTGACAACGCGGACGGCGGGCGGATCCGACGGACAGCAGCGACGACACCTGCGAGTCCGGCAATCGCACCGATGCCGCCTGCGGCGCCCATGAAAAAATCAGCCCAGTTCATTTTGTGCATCCCTCCTTAGTGGGCTCCGCGTCGCAGATCACTGTTCTGATCTCTTGCATCGCTGCGATGAAGGGCGCCCACTCGCCGCGCACGCGATCGGCGCAGGCCTCATCGGCGCACGCTGTGAGTTCGCGCTCGTAGGCTGCGAGTCCCACGGCGTCGATGACCGGTAGCGCGTCGACAACTGCTGTCGCGACGCGCGCGACTTGCGCCGGTCCGCCTGCGCAGCCAGTGCCGGACATGATCGCGATGCCGAAAAACAGGCCGACCATGAAGGAGAAAACATCTCGAGTAGTCATTGCGGCACCTTCGAAGTAGCAGCTAGCCACGCAGCTTTTTTGATCGGTGGTAGGTCCTCCCATAGCGGCAAGATCGCACCGTCTCGGCCTATGCCGGAGCTTACTTCGTAGTAGGTGACATACCCGTTTTTTGCCATTTGGAGCTCTGTCGCGGTGTCCGCTTTAATGAGCGGCGAGACAACCGACTTGCCCGCTTGCGCGGAGAGCACGGCGCCGGCGACGTCATTGCAGAGCAGCAACATGAAAGCAACGAATTTGTCGAGCGCACCTCCGGGCCAGCGCCGGGCGATGCTTGGCGCGATAGCGCGAAAAAAGACACCACCTACGACAGAGGCGGTACCAACGATCGCAAGCGCTACCGAAATTTGCAGAGCATTCATGGTCCGATCTTATCACGTCACGTGCCTTCAGGCGACGAGTTGATCGTGATGTTCGCTGAATCGAAGGTCGCGATCTCTCGCACATTCGGCTCGAGATCCACATTCGCTTTCGTCGTGTCCCCGCTTAGGTGCCACTGGATCGATTCGATCCGCGAGACGCCAGTGAGCTGCATAACGATACTGATATAGTAAGAGAATGGCACCTCGCCATCGACAGCGAAGGCGCTGACAGGGGTCTGATAGATGTTGCCTGCCGTGGCGATCGCCAACTTCACAGCGGCATCTCCCACATAGCCCGGCTTGTAGCGCAGGATCAGAGATACGATCGTGACTGGTCTCTGAGTCGCGCGAGAGAAGCGCTCGGCAGATCCGTCGCTGGCCGTTCCTGTGGTTGCACCCCACGATACGATGCCGGCGGATCGGCTCGCGTGGATTATTTTTGCCACGTCGTCATTGACTGCAACGGCTCCGATACCATCCCAGATCACAGCTTCGAACGAATGCGCCGGCAAGAAATTAGAGTCGACTGCGTCAGTCACGTTCTCCAGTACGACAGCAGAAATGATCGGGTTGTCGCCCGCGTCGTCCTCTAGTCCGAGCAGATCCGACAAGATCGCATCGGCGGACGAGCTACCCGATTGCCGGATCTCTCGCTCGCGTCGTAGGCGTAGCTCAGTGTGGCTCTCTATGTCCTTCCCGAGCACGGCATCAAAAGGGTTGTTGACGCTGTTCAACCCCGTAGTTGGTGTCAGGATCGTCGTCACGGATCCCGACAAGGCGGGTATGGGTCCTTTAACGGTCGACTCAGCGGAGACGAGAAACGACGCGGTTACGACCGATGTATTTTCGATCGTCTCTGTCGCGACGAAAACGATCGTGACGTCTGCAGTGACCGCAAAGCTTGTCACGCCCGCGAGCACAACGACGCCAGGGTCAAGCGACACAGAGAGCTTCTTTGACCCGCTGAAGCGCGAGGGCGTGGCGCCATTGCGGATCGTCCCCGTGATCGCGCAGATTCCGTCCAAGATCGCACCCTCGGCACTGTCAGGATTAAGCGCTGAAGCTAGCTCTTGGATCGCCTCTTGATCTTCTCGTTCGTGCGACGCGAAGATGCCATTCAGTTGACCGAGCACGTTCGTTGGATCTGTGCCGACGAGCGGATCGATCTGGCCTTGTTGCTCGGCCGCAAGCTCGTCCAAAATCTCTTCGACAGACTGAATGGCTACGCCCGTGGCAGTAATGAATGACATGTCAAATCTCGATGATAAATGGGTTTGGAGCGAGCGTTAACGTGGTCCCGTCGACAAGCTTCGACTCGAATTGATCTACGTAGTAGCGACGCGCGGACGAGTCGAAACGAGATCGAAAAACCGTGACGTCAGCGATGCCCGGCACCGATCGGACGGCCTTGCGAAAGATTGCGTCGATGAGCGGTATGTCGGGAGCTGCAACGAAGATATATTCGATGTACGGCATTCCGAGGCGCTGGTCTAGGAACCACTCCCCGAGGAAGAATTTCAGACGAATCCGCATGTTCTGCACGATCGCGTCAACGCCCGTGATCAATGTGATAGGCACTACCAGATCACCCGTCGCTGGATCCAGCGCCAGATCTTTGAACGCGAGCCGATCGATCGGCACTGATGTTTCGTGCTCGCGCCGCTCGATGTTGGTGCGGGAGTCACGAGGTAGGACCATTCACCGGCCATCAGATCGCCTTCACTTTCGTGGCTGCTGTTTGTGCCGTGTCAGCAGTAAAACCCGCCGCGACTCCGGTTGACCCTGAACCCACGGTGACTCCCGCGTGAACGTGGGCTGGCAGCCAAGTCTCGATCGCGGCAAGCCGCGATTCGACGGCGGGCGAGAGCGCCACGAAATCTGTCGCCGTCTCGTCTCCGAGTCGGACTTCCGGAGCTCGCAGGACGAGCGCATTCTCGGCCGCCGCGGGCATCGCCACGGCGTCCGGGGCGTAGCCCGGTAAGAAGCGCGAACACCCTAAGTGGAAGCGCCGCAGATCGCCCGGCTCGGCCTCTAGCTGTGTCTCGCGCCAAATGTGATCTGAGTCCGACAGGACGATGATCAGACCGTACGATCCGACTGCCACGGGATACGTGATCGAAAAATCTCCGGACATAGGAAATACGACGGGCACGGACGGTAGGACGGGTAGCGTCTCGAGTAGGAGCGAGCCATCGAGCCGCTCGATCGCGCGCTTCACCATTGGCTGCACGTCGACCGTACGACTCGCTGAGTCGTACGCTACGACCTTGCCAGTCATGGGGCCGTACATGCGCTTCTGGCCCTCTTCGACGCCTAGCTCGATGTTCTCCGCGTCTGTGTTTGTGAGACTCATATCAGACCTTCTTGCCCTTGATCTCTACCTGCCACGCCTCGCCCGCGAAGTCCCCCGAATGGGCGGTCTCTTCTATTCGATAGCGGCCCTTCAAACGCACGCCTTCCACCATCACTTGTCGGCCGGGGAAGACGTCGGGCTGTAGCGCGCTGGTCACAGAGACAATCCCTTTTGAATCGATTGTAGGCGAGCCGATCATGCCGCTCCGCTGGTTCAGCAGAATTGCTGCGCCCTCAAGGAGCTTGCCCCTCTCCAAGATCTGAAGCTTGCCGTCCTGAATCGACCACTCCAGATTCAGAGATCGGCACATGGCAGATAGCTCGCGCGACGCGGATCCTGTGATCACGCAGCCCTTAGGGAACCGGTTCCCCGTGCCTGAGAATACAGCCTGAATTTTTCTCTTCGCGTCAGGCAGATTGCCGGGCTTCACACCAATTTGCGTGGCCACTGCGGCAAGCACATTGTCGGTTGTGACACCCTTCGCGAATGACGTGTTGATGCGGCTCGTACCGAATGCAGCCTCGGAGTCAGCGGTCTCTAGTACGACGATTCCGAAGTCGGGCGGTTCGTCGACAGTCATCCCCACGCGCAGCTCGCCTAGGTAGATCACACTTGTTGCACCCTTGTAGCCGGCTGCGAACTCTACACGCGCGCGCTTCATTTGTTCGAGCGTGGATCGGTGCTGTCGGTTCAGTCCGTAGATTTTGAAATTGGCTTTGTTCGGCTCTGGTTTTAGAGATTTCGAGACGTCGAACACGATCTGAAACGGCGGTAGGATCTCGAGTCCTAGACCCGCGTACTCTACCACTAGACGGTAGTCACGATCGTATACCTCTGTACCAGGCATTGGTCAGGGCTCCCCGTTGTACCAGAGCGTGATTCGTCTACCGAGATCGAACAGGCCCGGCGCATTTGCTGAGAAGGTGTCGGTCATGTCGAGTGCGATCAGCACCTGCTTGGGAGCTCGCGAGTCCGCTCGACAGAGCCTCGCGAGATCGATCGAAGGGACGAGCTTGATCCCCACGCGGATGGGCTCGCCGAGCGCGTCGTACACAGAGAGGTACCAGCGATCTGCGCGCTGCGAGTAATCGAATTTGAAACGGTACTCGATGCCGTCGAGCGAAGTCGAATAGGTGTGCAGCGGTTCTGGGAAGGTAGGTAGGCGGATCATGGGCCCCCCACGTATTGGATTAGATCCAAAAGATACGAAGAGGCTTCACCCGGGGCCGGGGCTGCGGCCGGAGTCGACGGCCCTTGCGGCTCCGTCTGCTGCCCCTTCGGGACTACCTTGTTGCCTCGAGCCTCCTTCGGTTTCGGCGCCGCAACAAGTCGCGTACTCACGATCGTCAGCCTCTGAAACGACAGGTGGAACAGGCCGAAACTTTCGCTCTTCTCGCCACGCTGTAGCTCGCTCGCGATCATCACCATTGAATCGTATTGCTTCGTGGATGTGAGCACCGAACAGCTCACAGCCTTGCGGATCAGCGCGTCGTGTCTCTCTTGCATCTCGAGTACTAAATTCCCCACGCGCGTGATCCCGAATCCACGTAGAGCAAGCGTCTGCTCCTCTATGACGGACACGCCTTGCAAAAAAACAGGGCCGGTAGGTACGAAGCGCTGCGCAGGAAAAGTAGCAGCGACGTACCGATCAAGTCCCTCCCCGTACCAGTTCGTGGCAACTGGTTTGTTGCTCACCACTACGTCACACGAGAACATGTCTGGATCGATCAGCACGTGATCGGTGAAGTGCGAGCCATCTTCGACCGGATGTTTTGTCAGCGTCGATGTTGTAGAGTGCGATTCGTTGCGCGTTTGATCGTACCCGATTGCGTCGAACGCAGGATCGTCTGGCGCGATATAGACGCTCATTTCTCTGGCGCGGCGGTTCGAAGCGCCGCCTCCGTCGCTCGCTTGGTTGCGGCCCCGACGTGTCCGCGGATCGCATCGACTGCGCCCTCGCCGTCTGCGACGTTGATGGTAACGGGCGCAGTGACTGTCACGCTGTTTTCGTTGACGCGATCGGACGGGGTTGGCGGTCCCGAATTCGCGAAACCGACTGGAGCCAGACTAGGTAGTAATAGATCTTTGTTCCGTTGAATCTGCGCTGTTATCGACGCATCGTCATCGTCTGACCACAGCTTTCTCCCCGGGTCTTTGGCCAGGGCCTTGTTTTTCTGGAAGGAGCCTAGCAAGTCTGTTGCTTCGTCCAGTGCCGCTTGTTTCTTTGTCGCTTTGGACTCCGCTGGATCGATGCCTAGCGCCTTTTGGATATCCGTAATGGGGATACCAATCGCCTTCTCGATCTTGCCCTTCAGCTCCGCGATCCAGCCGTCGACAATAGCAGCTAGGTTTTGGATCAGCCCCTTCCAACCGGCCTCGATTGACTCGTTCGGTAGATCGAACGCGAAGCCGATTGCCTCGGGAATGTCCTTCTTGAAAAAGGTCGCGATGCCTGACCCGACACCCGCCGCCGCGGCGCTGATTTTACCCCACAACGTGGGCTGTTGGGCCATTGTCGCGTTAAGCTCAGAGAGATCTTTGTTGATTTCTTTGAAGATGCTTTTGCCTGCGCCTTCACCGAGTAGCTTGTCCAGCACTCTACCGATCACGCTGTCGCCGCCAGCGAGCGCAGTCATGAGATCATCGACAACGAAAAAACCAAGCGCGAGCATCGCGAGAAAAGGGATCCAAGGGACGAGCGCAGCCCAGCCCGCAGCTGCCGCAGCAATGCCGAGCACGACGAGCGCAGCCTTCAGATGTGTTGTCATCCCCTCCGAATTT